TTGAAAGCGGTAGCTGCGGCAGTTTCCATGCTGAGCTTCATTTGCTCGCGCAGTTTTTTCTGAATTGCATTTTCGAGGTCGTACATACCTAAGTCTAACGCGAGGTTAGTGTAGGGAATGCTGCGACCGCGCTCAGACGAAGTGATCGCCTGTGTGCTGAGTGAAATCGTATCCTCAGGAATGCGAACGCCTTCGACGAGAACGTCTGAAGTGGGAACCGCAACGTTACTCACACGAGTAATAGTTACGCTTTCGCCTTTTTTCTTTCCGAGTCCGTCTGCGGTGTTCACAAATTGCATACAAACGCATTGTGCGATTGCAGCCATACGTAACTTCGAAGACAATTCATGGTTCTTATATACGCCTGTAGGCGCATCGTAAGTCCAACTGTGCTGAGCCATTAGTGGTTCTCCTGGTAGTGTTTACTTTTACAAGTTTTAAGCGTAATTGAGTACTAACTCATGCGCTTAGCTCTATTCTGCTTAACTTGTTCGGCAAAAGACAATACCTTCTCAACTACTATTTTAGGTGTAACACTTGTCTGGCTTGTCGACGCGCCTGCAGTCCGTGTGTTCGAAAGTGCGTGCTGCGGTTTCGCCCTGTCTATATATTCTTGAAATTTTACGCGGGTCTTTTGTGCGAGAAATTCCATGGCTTTTTCTTTTCCCTTAGTCGCGGCAATTCCTTTAATTTCTTTGTCGAATTTTGCAAGTGTTACCTTAACGTCGTCCTCAAATCCGACTAAGTCGGGATGTTTTGTCTGAAACTCAGACCATAGTTTCTGGTCCTCCGTCTGTGTGGTGACCTGGCCGAGAACTTCCTGTTTTATCTGTTCGCGCAGTTCTTCGAGTGTCCCTTTCGGATTCGCGTAGAACTTCTCCTCCCAATTGTCCTCTGCCGGTGCGGCTGCCGGAGCCTGATGCGCACTGAGGTCTGCAATTCCCGCACGGTACGCCTCGGCGACTGCGGACTCCTGTTCTTTCCGCTGAAGTTCCGCGCGTGCGAAAGCGAGGGCTTCCGCTTGCGTCTTGAACGTACGCTCGCCTATTTCGATTTCCTCTGGCACTTCCGCCGGAGTTTCTTCCGGAACCGCCTCGGGCGCATTTTCCACTACGTCACCTGCGGGTAATTCTAAATCTGGCACGGTCATACTCCTTTGTTGTATTTCATTAATTTCAATTCTAATTCACGAACGAGGTCAGTGTGCGCGGAGTACTCGGCGACTATTGGCAAAAGTTCTCCGTTATTCTTGTACGCACCGAGGAGCCGGTTGAGGCAGGAAGCCTGTCGCTGCCTGAGGACGGGCAGGAGCACATGCGCATTTACTGCGAGAATGCGCTCAGCGTCCGCTTCGCTTACCTGTTTTACGTCGGTCATTCTTACCTTCCTTAGGTTTCGCCTTATGCTTACTTGGTACGTCGCGCAGTTCTAGTTTGCGTTCTTCGAGGAGAATGCTTAGTGCTTGCGGGCGCGTTTTCCCTGCGCGCACAAGTTCCCGGAACCTCTCGTCGAATGACTTTCCCCCGCTCGCCACGGACTTACTGTCCGCGCGACGCGGGACTTCCCGGAAACTGCGGCCTGCTGAAAATGTCGGACATACTGCCGCCGCCTGGTCCTCCCGCTTGCGGAACCTGACTCATTCCCTGAGGTGCTCCGCCGGCAGCCGCACCGGGCTGTGACATAGGGTCTTCCTGTGGCGGTGCCATATTGTTATTCGCCCGCTGCGCCTGATCGAGTTCGATTTTCGTAATGTCTATGTCGAGTGAGATTAAAATCTGCTTGAGTAACTTCGCGAACGAATTGTCCTTACTGAATTCTTCGATGAGAATTTCTGACGTCCCGACCGTCTGAAGGAGCGTCGTGTACTTGCGGAAATCCGCAGCTTTTCCGAGTGTAAGTGTGATGCCGTAGACGTCAAAGCGGACGCCGTTGACCGTATTCACGAATACGTCCTGCGGTGCGAGCTGACTCAGTTCTTCGCCGCGTTCTCTGCCGAAAAGTGAAACGAAAACTTCCCGGTCGATGAGGTCCCAGTTTTGCGCAGTCGTTTGCCACGCTAATTCTAATTCGGGGTGAATTTTCTTCGCTTCAACATTCTTCGCGATGCCTTCGAATACACTTGTGATTGTATTGCTTTGCTCAATGACCGCCGTTGCCTTCTGTTCGCGGAATGGAGTGACACCTGAGCGCAAATCCGAAGTCAGGGCGGACGCATTAAACTCCTGCATGAGAATGTTCATTACGTTTAGGGCCTGAGGACTTACTTCTCCGGTCACAACGGTCTCCATAACCTTCGCACCAATTGGCAAACTGTCATTTACGAGAATCGTATCGCCCGTTTTAAAGCCGTCCACGGCTTGAGCCGGGTCATGCATAGCATTCACGCGGAGTTGTTTAATTCCGTGCACAGCCTGCATCGCGGAGTCGAGTACGAGGTTGAAGAACTCATTGAGTGAGTGATTGTGCTTCGTCGGTGCGTCCATGAGTGCAATCGGCCACACTGCGTTTGCAACTTCGAGGAGCGGAGCTGCGACCACGTCTGACCTCTGATGCCAGTACGGATTCGGCGTCGGCTTCCTGATGACGTACATGTCATTTGCAATCGTAACGAGGCAATTCTCGTGCACAATGTCGCCGGTCTCCGGGTCGACTATGTCGCCGATGAATTCTGTGAGGCGGACACGCGGACGGCTCGAACTTACCGAGACGGCCTGACCTTGCTCCTCGGCTTTTTTCTGTTCCTGATCATTATCCGCGCCGGTTCCGTGTACGGGAATCTCACTCACTACGGCCTTGTCGTACGCAGAGTATTCTTCCTTCGCATACTGCTTCAGAGTAGCGAGGTCGATAGTACTTTCGTAAATTTCATAACGTCCTTCGCCTGTCGGGTCCGGGTAGTAGTTTTCCTGCCGAAGTATGTCCAACTTCAACTCCCAAGTTTTCTCCTTAGTTGCGACGACGTGCTTTTTGTAGGACTTCCCTCGGCCTTCCGCACGTACGACGTACTTCGCCTTTGGCTTAAGGCAGCCGTGCACGCGGCTCACGGCGAGTGCTCCGAGGAGTGCTGACTGAACTGAGTTCCCGACGTGCGAATAGTAATTCGCCTTCTTTAGCATGTGATTCGTGAGCTTGAAAATTTCCTCAGGACGTACGAGGAGTCCGACTCCGTCCGTACCGTCCTTCGGGACGCATCTCCACCAGTCGCCAGTTCCGGTAATAGCCTGCTGGAAAAAGGAAGTAATCTGCTCAACCGCCATACGCTGTTTCGAGAGAACTTCAGTACTCTGACCCTCCCGCTTATGCGAAAAGTCGTGTTCCATTTGGAACATTTCGTAATTCTCCTCATTAAGTTTCATACGCGGACGTTTCGCCTCCTCCGCTTCGTCACGACAGGCGAGGATGTACTGAATTACTGAAGTTTCATTAAATGTGCTCATTTGCGTGTTTCCTTCTCAGAGGTGTGTTTTTGAAAGCCGTATGTCGGCGCGTGCATTGTGATGTTAAACTGTTTTTGTTTACCTAGGGCTCCGGCGCATAAGTACTGAAGGGCGTCGTGCGGGTGTGAGTATCTGTCCTTGAGCGGACGGACCTTCGCTGACTCCCGCTCACGCTCTTTGTCTGCGTAGCGGTAACCGCCGGAGAAGCCCTCGATTAGTGTCTGGCACGACTTCGGGTCGAGGAGCAGTGCTGAGCCGACTTTCGTCTGCCGTGTGAGGAAGTATTCGACTGCGCTCCGCCGTGCTTCGAAGTCGACCGGACCCGGTTCGAGGCGAGTGAAGCCTTCTTTGCGCAAGCCCTGCGCGCACGTTTTCTCGTCCACTTGGCTCCGCTGAAAACCGGCGGGGTCAATAAACGAAAAGATTGCGTCCTCAGCCCGAGTCCATGCTGTGTATTTGAGGCGGAGGTCGGACCATACGTTCTGCGCGAACTTAATTATGCCGGAATTCTGTCCTACGTACTCCCGGAGGATGCGAAGCTGCCCGTCGCAGAGCTGTCCCACTACGGCGGACGGCGTGAGCCCGAAGTCCCATCCTATGAGAAGCGGAACTCCGAGGTGCGGAGTAAGTGCGAACTGACTTACGTGTGAGAACTTATTGAAGTCGCCGTAAACGGGGAGACCTTCGTACGTTTGCCACGACTTTTCGTACTCCATGAGAAAATCGCGCACGGGCATACTTTTTCGAACCGCATCAACCCACTCTTTCGGGCGTTTTGCAGGATTCGCCGAATAGTGACAGTCGAAAACGAGGAAATCATTCTTCGGATTTTTCCAGATTTCAATTCCTTCAATCGGACGCTTCACTTCTGCGGGCGGAGTTTCCGGAAAATTTAAATCCTGCGCGTCGAGCTGGTCGAAAACTATTTTCTTAAAGAAACCGGGACTGCGTGAGCTGATTAAGGTCATTCGTCCGCCGCCGTCGAGCGTGGGTTTCGAAGCGGAGTAGAATTTGTCCGCGCCCTCCCAAAATGCAACCTCGTCGCCTAAAATTCCCGACAAAGTAAACTGTCTCAATTGGTCCGAACCCATCGGGAAGCCCTGAAGTTTACTATCAATCTCGGGAAATTCTAAAATAGGCGGCGATTTACTCATTTTACCATTTTTAATCTTAGGTAAAAGCGCCTTCGGAATTACATTTTGCGGAATATGGTTATAGATAAATTCAGCACGACTAATTAAGTCGCCTGCATCGTCTTCTTTTTTCGAAATTAAACCATTAAACCGTGCGCGGTGGAAAATTGTATCCAATAAGTACAGACTAATGAAAACCCATGACATGGTCATGCGCCTGCTTTTTGGCACTGCTATGAAATTGTGCTTTTGCCAAACGTGAACGAAGAGTTCGAGATACTCTAAGTGACTCGGAAATAATTTAACGGGTGTTTTCTTGTCAACCTGGTCGAGCGTAAATACGGCGTTCTGGATGAAATACCAAGGGTCCGCCTTGCAGCGCAAATAGGACTGTAGCAATTCTTTATCACTTGGAACAATACTGCTAATGTTACACTCTCGGCTGTCGAACTTTGGTTGTGTAACCTTAGTGTGACTGCTGCCGAGCTAAAATCAAGTCGGGAAAGTACGCAGCGCGCAAATCCCCGACCTCCTTAGCATACGCTACCCGACCATGCACCACCTTACAGTACCAAACGATAACGGACCCGACTTCAGCATAACTTCCTCACTATACCAAACCACGCCCGACCCCTCCTGACGATAGTTGACGACACCATAGCGTCCGAACCTAACCAAGCATTAGCTGAACCCACCTCACTTCACACAAGCAAACCGTAACTTCCTTACCTCGCTAAACCTCGCCATACGCCACGCGACAGTAACAAACCTCACCAGAACATCCTTACCCAACCTGAACGTACTATACGATAGCAAACCCGAGCCCACCAAACAAAAGATGTTTATTTGCTGTTAGCAACTTTCCAGGCGACAATAATAAAACGACCGAACGGCCCACCCTTCGGCGGACGAAAATCACCGAGACCTGCACGTTTTCCTGCGTCGGTAAGAACTCCGTGCAAACTGTCTACGGGAATAATCGTCTCGTCTAATTCTAAATCAAAACTTAGTGACCATTCTTCTAGTCGTGCCCGGTGACGCATAATTCTTGCGCGCTGAATGACAACTGGACGCGAGTCGATTTCGACTTTAGAGAGGACGTGCTTTTCGTTAAAGTAGAGCTTTTCCTCTAGCGGAATAATGGCTCCGCCTGCGACTGACTTAAGGGACTTTCGACTTCCGGGTAATTTGTAATCCGAGCTAATTGTTGCAACGGCTCCCATAATCCACGTACTAGGTACCCAGCATAGACTTTTTGGTGTGCGCGGCTCGTCCGCATAAGCAGTAAGTTCTGCCTGCGTTCTCGGCGTACCGTAGTCCTTTTTACCCGACTTCTTTACAGCTTCCGTAATCTCGTCGTTTTCTTTGAAACGATTGATTAGTAGGGGTGCAATACCTTTGATCGTTAGTGAAATTGTTTTCATCTAGCTAGCTCCTTATACGTGTTGGCGTTTATAAGGAGATGGTATTGCGACGGCTATGCCAGGAT